ATTGTTTTTCTTTGGTTTCAATGAGCTTGTCAAGATACCACTTGGCTTTGTATAAATCTTCCAACCCATTTTTATCCTCGCACCTCCAAATGTATTTGATTATGTTACCCGTGCAAACTGCGATGATTCCTTTTTTATTGGTGGTTGCTGATTCAATCGCATCAATGCACTCAATTAATCCTTGTTTATAGTGTTTCGGGTTGACTGCATCCATCTCTTTACAAATATATCATATTCTTCTTCCAGTATAAACGAATGACCTCCGAGCAGATAAACAATGCAATACTCGTGATAAGCACACACCCCAACAATTTGTGCAGAATCAATTGCACCATCTTCAACGATTTCAACGATGTCTGATTCGCCTTCAATCAAACCCATCCAATTGTCGTTCTTTTGCTCGTGAACAATTTGAACCTTTAAGAGCATATCCGTTTGCGTTTTGTTAACCTTTAAGTTGTTTTGTGGGTGTAAGCAACAATCTTCCTGATTTCACTTCCGCTTCTTATTCTAATTGGTGTCATAATCAACCACCGACCTCCGATTGGCTTAGGTGATGCACCTCGTTCAATGTGCCATCCCTTTGAGCCATCTCCATATTCTTCTTTGTATGCCGAAGTTCTTATCATCAAAATGTCACGCAGATAAATACTTCCCTTCACGGACAAGGTTTCAACGGTGTAGGTCATCTCATAATCCTCGTGAACGTGTCCCATCCAAATGGCATCGGCATTCTCTACATTCACACTCATACGGTTGTGCTGAATAGTGCCACGAGTGACCGCACCACCACCACCGAATCCGTGCATATATTTAATTGTGTACATACAAGTTTTGCCGTATTGATTAAACGTGTACCGAATCCATCCACCATACCCACCTACTTGAATATCGCTTCCAGCTTTGTAATTGAGCAAAGTAACAAAGCGTTCAATGATGTCGGTTTCTTGGCGTTTGAGAATGTTTGTTTCGTGATTGCCATAGCCAACAAGTTTAATCAAATGAGCATAGGGCATAAACCATTCAACGGCAGTTTCAATAATTGCATCAAAGTAGTTTGCAACATTGTGTTCAGGGCGGATGTCTGACTTGCTCTTTCGTGGATCATATCCTCCTTGCATCAAGCAGAACATATCTCCGTTGATGTGGATATCGTGACCACCGCTTAGTGCTTCGTCGAGATGTCTTTTAAGAGTTACCCGATCACACTTGGGATTGTCCCAATGCAAATCCGAGATAAGTAAAACTTTGGTTTCTTCAAATGGCTTTTCAATTCTGATGACATTATTTTTTTTCATAGAGTTGTGTCAAGTGTACGATGTATCTCAATTGCTTGTTTAAGACCTTGTGACGAACTTTGGAAGGTGTCAAGGTAGATTGTATCCAAGTGGTTAAGATATTTGATTAGAACGCTTCGTTTGATTTTCTCCCTTTCCACGATTCTTTCGTGCAATTCTACCTTCAATAGTGTTTTTGGCTTTGGATGTTCTTCAAAATTGAACATCGCCCACACAACACTAAATAGGTACAACGCAACTATTGCTGAGATAAGGAGTGAGAACTTGGAAGTTGATTGCATATCCAGCCAATATATCAGTTTTTGAATCATAGAATGGGGATGCGTTTCCGTTGATGCTTAATTCAAAGTCACCATCGGTTTCCGTGTTGGTTTCTACCAACGCAAATATGTCAGACATAATTTGTGCAGTATCCGAAAGAACTTCAATTGTGTTGCTCTCAGATTCAAACACACGATCCATCACAATCAATGCAAAGTTGTATGTCATTAACTTCCCGGCTGATTGCAAATTAAACCCATCAGGATACAACCACACCAAAGGATAGAACTCAACATTCTCAACCGTCAAATTAGATTGCTGACCAACACCAAACTTGCCGACCATTTTATGGCTTTCGGCTGCGGTCTGAATCTTTTTGATTATTTGGTTTAATGTCATTTTTTAGGAATTTGAGAAGTTTGGCTTCGTTGTTTTTTTGCCACTTATTTGTCCTCGTGGGGGAAGTCGTAGTTGAAGAAACAATCGTCATATCTTAGTGGTAAATAAATTCCTCCGCTGAATGCAGTTGATTTCGGTCTGATGGTGTCAATGGTGTTGCCGGGATTCAAGAACAATGGATAATCATTTGTATTGGTACGGAGATAATCACGCAACCTATTTGCATAGTATTCCGCTTTGTCACGATATCTGCCTTCAATCAATGTCATCTCCTCAACGGATACTGCACGAGCATTGTCAGATTCACGAGATGCAACCGATTTATTCATCAACTTGAATGTCATTGGCAACATCGCTTCGGTCAAAGTATAATACTTCAAACAAGGTGCAATGTATGAATCCAAAAGGGTTGTGTTCAAGTTGGTCAATGTAGATGCAAACGCTTGTGTCTGCAACTGGTTGTAAATACCCGAACCAATCACATCACGGATGTAAATCTCTTGAGCTTCTTTGATTGCTGACTTCAGCAACTTATCGTCAACATTTTCATTCAAAGGTGTGTTGTCCTTCAAATAGGTTGTTGATATGAAATATACAAAGTTTGTCATTATTTGATTCTCCTCAATAATTGTTGTTGCCAAATGTGACGGCATTGTGGAACATTCACATCTCTAACGGGGTCGTGATACCAACCACCTCTTCTGCTCCAAACATCAATTCCCGTTTCACTCTGAGCCGACATCGCATCAATATCCGCACGAGAATACACCCGATTGCTTTGTACAATTTGACGGCAGAACTCACGAGAACCGGGTATAATCAATCCACCTGATATTCCTGGTGCAACCGAGTATTTGTAACGAACCACGATTTCGGTTTTTAACTGACTGATTTCATCCAATCCTTTTGGTGTTACCTCAAGACCTTCGTTGTATCCCTTGATCAACTTGGCTTCGTTCAATTTTGCAATGGTATCAACCACGACTTGTGGATCAAGTTTGGTGATGTTGACGATATCGCCCACTTGCAAACCTTTGTTTTCTTTCAGCACATTCAAGATGGCTGATTCAATCGCAGATGCGAAGTCAAACTTCATTGCTTCAAAGTTCTCCGCTGGTTCACCGTACTTCATAAACACCGCCAAGTCACGCTCATCATCCCATCCAAAAGGATTTTGTGATGACATCGCAACGGTTTCTTTTTCAATCGCTTCAAATCCCAATTCCTTCCGTGCTTCGTCCTGAGTTAAAAGTCCAGCAGTAAACAAGGCAACATAATCAACTCCGATTGGTGGTTTGTTAATTGTTTCTAAGCGAACTGGAGAGATGAACTCAAACAAATAAGTCAAAGTATCATCAATCTTTTGTTGTCTTGGTTCAATGTATGATTGTTGGAACATCTCATACGCTTCAATCATCTCGCTACGACCACCCAATTGACCTTCCACACGCACTCCAAACAACATCGGAGAGTTTACCTTGTGTGCAACAAATATCTCTTGTTGTACGGTCTTATTTAGTAAATCAAATTGTTTGTCAAAGTCAGACGGTTGCAAGTTGCTGATGACTGACTCTTTCTCTTGTGGATCGTTGTATTGGATGATAAGTCCACCAGCATTGTCCGTGCCTTGATAGTTCTCTTTGAATCGCCTTGCAGTTGCACGAGCTTCTTCAGGTGTTGGAATTCCCTTGAATAACTGGATGTGAGTTTGTGCCGTGAATCCGTTTTTGATTGAGTTCAAATAATAATTTGAAATCTCGGTGTCCACCTCAATGTATTTCAACGCACCGATGTAATCAGGCAAAGGATATTCTCCTTGACCAGGTCGGTAGAACTGGCAATAATAAAGTGACTTTGATTCTCTTGTAGTTGCGTTGAATGGCTGATAGTGAACTTGCTCTGCTTTGCGGTCAGTCCAATCCTCGCAATACACATACTCACCTTCAAGTCCTTTGCGGATATTCTTAAAAGGGATGTGGTAAATTTCAGCAATTGCCGTTTTTGCTTTGTTCCAAATTATTTCCAAGCAATAACCATTGAACAACTCAAGGTCATAAGCAATCTTGTTTTTAACTTGGTTAAGTGTTTCGTAAGCATTGATGTTTTGAATCTTTGCTTCGGCTTTTGCGATGTCAACGGTGTTTTGTCCGATTACCTTTGTTCCAACTCCAGCAACATACGATGCTTTGGATGAAACGATGGCATTGTGCTTGGGTGACTTGTTGAATAACTCAATCAGGAAATCGGGATACAAGTTGTCAGCACCAAAAGTCACATATCCTTTCGCCTTGTTTTCTTTGAAAACGGGAAGGACATTGTCGTGAAAGTTGATTCGTTGGAAGATCATTGAAAGTAAATAGCAACTTAAAGTGATTGCAACATACTAATCAAATCGGGGTGAGGATAAACATCAATTTTATCTGCACGAACTGAGTTGTGAGTGAACACTCCGTTCTTGCCTGACAATGCTCTTTTTGTCACCGACCAAATATCCTCGTGATAAGTTAGGTCTATGCCGTATTTGTCACGCCACAACAACAACAATTCTTTGACTGATGCGATTTGCTCTTTTGTGTAGTTCTCAAAATAGGTGAATCCCTTGTACGGCTTATCAAGTTTGCAAACATCTTTGACCTCTTTGCCTACATAATTGATGAACTTGCCATTCTTCTCTACCAGGTATCCCCAATTGCAAATCTCAATCCCGATGGATGTCTTGTCAAGTTTGATGAATGGCACTCCTTGAAAGTGAGCAGATTTCAAACCCAAGTGATACGCCCAATGTTTAGACGAAAACCCTTGCACGATTTCACCACTTCGACTTATCGCAATGGCGGTTGCGATATTTGTGACATCAGCATCCCAAAATTGAAAGGTTGCAACTCCGTCACCACCTCCAGCAGTATGATGCAAGTAGATTTGTGACTTCGGACATTCCTCTTTGTAGTATCCGTTGAATTTAATTTGTTTCATCGGTGAAGAAGTTTGTGATGAACTTTCCAACTCCACCTGCGATGCCGATGATTAACATCAACTTTGGATGGTCAAGGTTCAAACCAGCAACAAACAAAGATGCTCCGGCAATGGAATCACCAAGCACTCGGAATCGTTTGGGTGTAGGTTCAAAATAACCTTTTATCCTTGTCCTCTTTTTGGTTTGCACGATTTGTGTTTGTTGATGTGCTTGGTATGTCTGCGGAGCTTATTCTTTGGCTTTGCTCTGAAGGTGCTGATATTATTTGCCTTTGCCATCTATCGCATCAATTTTCTTTGCGTAGTAACGAATCGCAAACAAACCCGAAACAATACCAACTAGAGCCAAAGCAAGTGCAAAAACGGGTTGCCAAGTATTCGCAAAATGCAGAACTGCCGAACTGCCTGAGATAGCCGTTGCAATCGCAGCGGTGGTGTCATTATTAAGGTGTTTCATTCGTTGGGATTATGCAATAAGGTGAATCAGGGTACTTGGCACAAAAGGTTTTCAAATAAAGCGAATCATCACCGCTGAAAGTATGCACCCCACACGGATTTGGATAAACCGCATACGGCTCAAACTCTTTCGGTACTTCTGCATAGAATAGAATATCAACCGCCCATTTGTCGGACTGCTTTGTGCAAACGGGTTTGTCATCCACTTGCCCCCACTCTAAACAAATAAACCCAATTTCAACAACTGCACAATCTACCCAACTGGTTTGCTCTCCGTCGGGTGTGGTTGTAGTTTGCTCAATTAACTTGCGAAGGGTTGCCCATTGTGTAGGGGTAAACTCGAATTTTAAAAAGGTTTTCATAAGGTAGTGAGTGATGCAAGTTCTGCGTTTGTTAATGCGGTCGGGAAAATTATAGATTCGTTGACATTACAACTTCCCGATAAACCAAAAGGACCTTCGCCCAAAGTTAGTGTATCATAACTTTTTCCCGTTGTTACTGCGGTCAATGTCCCAACACTCGCCCCATTTACATAGGCACTTGTAAGAACACCATTTTTGTAAGCAAGTGCAACTTTTACACGAACTCCAAACAAACACGCCCCGCCCTGAAAATCAAATCCATCGCCATAAAAACGAAATGTATTTGGCGTGCCTCCACTTGAAATTATAGCATTCCACCCATTAGAAGTATTCGAGCCATTGTATATATTCATAAATCTACCCGCACCGCTTACATCAGTTGGAACCATATCAATAAACATCGTCCCCTCCGTCTGCCCAATCAAACTACTTATCCCCGTCTTAAAACAAGCATCCGCCACCCTTGTGGCACTTGCTGATGTGGTTGGGATGTAGGATGTGGGGTAACTACTTAATTCCGCTTGTCCACCCCATAGATAACAAAATGTATTTGTACCCGTATAACCCGCAGTTGACCAACTTGCGCTATTTAACATCAAACCAAACGCATAAGCATTGCCACCCGAATAGTTTACTGAAACCGCCATTGTTCCACTTATTCTATACCATCCATTTCCTTGACTTGCAACACTTAAATTGCTCAAAGTTGAATTATCTGTAGTTTGGTCTGTTATTGTTCCCGTTTGTAAATCAACTACAACTTGCCCACGATAAGCAGTATTGTCAGTAATCCCCCACGAAATATATCGGTGCGTTCCTTGTTTTGCATAAATGGAAAACGACAAAGTTTGATTTGTTAAACCCGTTAACACAGTTTGATAATATCTATGTTGCCCATTGTTTGTCCCATCTTCAAGTTTACTCGCATTCTGCGTTCCATCTGGTGATGTTGTAGAATTTGCCGTTGCCGTTGTATTGGATAAACTCCAAGTCGTCGCTAAATTCTGTGAAGACAAAACATAATTCGTACTCTGCTTCTCCAACAACAAACTTGGACACCCGCCCCCGCCATTTTGATAAGTTAGGCGTGGTACATTTAAGCGGTCGGTAGTGGGGAAATAGGGTTTGGCGGTTGAGCCATAATTGACTTGCGGAAAACAAATGTCTACACTTGTTGCGGTTGTCCCCGTTAAGTTGCTGACATAAAACCCAATCCCGTTTGCATTAACTCCAACACCGATAGTATATGCAAAATCGTAACGAACCCAAGCATTTGTCAATGAAACTGTAGAAGCATTGTAAAAATAATCTCCACTTACACTGCGTTCAATAATCACTCCAATCGTTCCACTTCCTTTTAAGTAAACACTATAATTTATTTGTGTACCCGTTGGCAACGACATTGCATTGCTATATTTTACAATGTAATCAGTAGCACTACCGCTTGAAATGTTGCTCATAGTTACGGCATTTGTCGTGCCATACGCATCAGTTATTCCCGTGGTAATTGTTACACCCGCATTTGACCAACTGCCTAAATTTGAACTTTGCTCTACAAAATTCCACGGCGTAACCTCCACCAACCCCGCAGAATTTATTCGCGTTCCGTTGGATGCTCGGGTGAATGACAAATCGCCGTTGCCGTTTGTGGGAATTGGTGAGTAAACAACATCTTCTTTGTATCCACTCGGAATCATCACGAGTGACGCTTGACTTAATAGATTGCTCATAAGTTGTTTAATTTATTAAGTAAGCAAGAGATACCTTCATAGTATCCTCCGTCAGTTGTAATGCGTGATTTGTAACCTTGTACGATGTCCCACGCTTGACCTTTATATAGACGATTTCGAGTGCCAATTCCGATGCCTATCATTTTAGTAGCCGATTACTGATCCTGAGGAGATAATGAATCCGGTGATTTTTGATGCTCCACCTGATGGTAGATATGCTCCTTGCTGAAGTGTGATTGCACTCAATCCACGAGCTGAAAGAACATTTGTTCCGTCTACTGAGAATGAAGTGAACACCGTGTCTTCTTGGACTACAAGTGCTGCATAACCTACTGATGTGACTGTACCCGTGCCGTGATATTTGAATCCATCGCCACCAGCCAAAATGCTTGTTGAGTTGCTCATATTGTGTGTATTTTTTCTATTAAAGTTGGAGTGTATTGTGTCACGCTTGATGTGGTTTCTACTTTTAAGATTCCGATTTCACAAAGTGTTCCACCGCTGGTGCTTACACTATACTCGTGTTCGCCTTCCAAGAGTGTTCCGGTTGTTCCTTCAATGAATTGGAATTTGTTGTATCTCTCCGTTTGTGTGCTGACATCGGTCAATGTTCTTGTTAGTACCGTTTCCGTTTGTCGGTGAGTGAATGTAAATACATAAGATGCTGCACTTGCTTTCTCCGTCAAAGTCAAGTACCAATACTTCGTTTGTAGTTTGTTAATTGTCAGCATCAATACAAAATAGCGAGTTGAGTTTTATGTAACAAAAAAGGGTGAGCAAACGCCCACCCCCTTTCTCTATGAATCAAGCGTACTTAAATTCCTAATGTAGTTACCACCGAACCTTGCAAGATGAAAGGTGCTTCGGCTTCGATTGCAGATAGAGTTACTTCGTATCCAGTAGAATCACCCATTGCAGTACCCGTGTTGCTGACCATTGCGGTCACATCACAACCCAAGTCCTTACCAGCCAACCAATACTCATCGTTGTTCGTTTTCACGATTGCATAACAACGACCTTGTGCAAGAAGTTTCATCTCGTTGCGTTTGGTTGTTGACAATCTGCGAAGTTTGAACGCAATGTCTGCTTGGTTGAAAGATGTGCCGTTCTCAATCGAAACATTTGTAGTGTTTGTCATTGATCCGGTTGCTTTCGGTAGCTCGTAAGTGTACACATCACCGCTTACAACAGTTGTTGCAGTAACTACACCACTAACAACGGTAAACTTTGATGCAGTCCAACTGATTAGGTGGATGCTTTTGATACCCCCGATTGCTTCTTTGCAATCAAGGGTAAATCCTGATGTTAATAAACAAGGCATCCTATCTCAGATTAAAGGGTGAAATAAACAACTTCAGATGGGAATGCAACTTGCACACCATACTTGAAAGTCAAACGGAAACGAACTTCGTCAGAATCTTCAGAGTACCAAAGTTTTGCGATTTCCTCTTCGTTTGCAAGGTCAGTTCCTAAGAAGAAGTTTGACAATGAACCGGCAAACAATTTGTTTGTTCCGTTCAAACCACCAACGGCGATTAACTTCATATTAGTTCCAGGATACACCATTTCCATTTCAGTTGCAGCATCAGCCACATAGTGAAACAAATTGGCGTTCTTCAAATTAACCAACATCAACTTGTAAGCGTCAACACCCAAGAAACAAACTAAGTCAGTTTTGGTTGCAACGGCAGCTGGAATGTTTGCATAGATTTGATCCAAGATGTCATCGATGTTTGCAGCAGTTACGGTTGTGAAAGTTGTTGGAAGAGCATTCGCCAATGTTGGAGATGCAGCAGCAATGATCTTCATCAAACCATCGAAACGGTTCAAGTTAGGATTACCACTTGCAGAATCACCTTGCCAAAGAGCAGTTTCTAAAGTTTGTGCAATCACGGCTACCTTCTCGTTACCAATCTGCTCCTCGAAAGGAATCATTGTTGGTGAACCGGGCATAATTTGTGTCTGCATCCACTTTGCTTCCAAAGTTTTAGGGCAAAGAGTTTCTTCAACTTTCACCGCACCAACGGTGATGTTTCTTTGTGTGAAGGTAGTTGTACCACTTGGATTGTATCCGCAGCCATCGGCTTGAAAGAATACAGTTGAAGCGATAATGTTCAAGGCAGCAGATGACTTAACACCTACTTGCACTTGGTTAGCAGCGTACATCGCAGCAGCAGTTTTGCCGCTGAACAATGCTTTAACCAACAAATCTGTTGATTGTTCGTTGTTGTAATTAACGAGTGATCCGACTGAAAATGCCATAGTTTTAGTTTATTTATTTAGTGAGTTTTTTAATCTTTTCAATGCTTCAAACTGATCATTCTTCTTGTTTGAAACGGGAGTTTTTGTGGGTTCTTCTGAAGGCAAGTCAGCAACTTTCTCAATCAAGTCGATTGCTTTGCTCATTGCTTCTTTGTGTGTGTTGTTAGATGCAGTCAATGTTGCCACCTTAGCAGTCAATTCAGCGATTGCAGTTTCCATCTTGGCAACTACTTCGTTGAATGCAGATACGGTTGCGAACTCTTCGGCTTCAACTTCAATCTCAACTTCAGGTTCAACGATTTCAGTAACCATTCCACCAACGGTTGTCACCAACAATCCACCTTCAACCTCGTGAGTTGCATCAGGTGCTGGAATGTCACCTTCAGCAGTTTGAACGAAGATGGCAGTTCCGATTGCCAATTCACCTTCGTAAGTGATTACAGTTCCATCAGTCAATGTGGCGGTTGCCATCTCGACTTTGATTTCTTCGTCAGAGAATCCGAGCATTGTGCGGATTTCCTTCAATGTTTCTTTTGCGTTCATTTGTATATTAATTAGTTTTTAGTTGTAAGTGTTGCAATTTTACTTGCCATTCCATTGGGAAAGGATTGATTTCATTTGCTCAAGGAGTTGTTCATCAGCATCAACGGGGAAGTCAAAAACACCCTCAACTGAGAATCCTTTGAACTCGCCTGACTTGACTTTTGCCCACACTTCATCGTTGTCAATAAGGTATGAAACAAACCAAGAACCATCGGCAACCTCTTCAAATCCCTTTGGTGGCATCACGCCTCGTTCACGATCAATGATGTATGATTCAAACAAGCTCACGC